GGTGTTATCGCAGAAAGCGGTGCATATGTAAGTGCTATCTCAGGAACTGGTGCGGAACTGACGGTCTTCTTGGCATAGAAAAATGGCTGGTAACGAGGTAACCTCGGTTCATATTCATGCGTCAGGTAGTCTAGCTGACTGTAGAGGACGCTTGAAGGGTTTTATAACTAACCATAAAACTGGTGCAACCGGGGATATTCTTATTTACGACAACGCTTCAGCGGCTTCCGGCCCTGTTATTATGGAAGTAGATGAGACAGTGGCGGGTGCGCTAGCATTTGAGATACCCGGAGACGGGATTATATTTGAAAATGGCCTGTATGCCTCGTTGCCAGCTAACACATCTATAACTGTGTTTATACAACTAGGGGGTAGGTGATGGCTAGAAAGCCTGCAAAAATGCCCAAACGTAATAAGAAAAATTTTCGTTCCACTGAGTCCGGGGCGGGAATGACCAAGGCTGGTGTGGCTGCATATCGCCGTGCCAACCCCGGATCGAAGCTCAAGACCGCTGTTACTGGTAAAGTAAAGAAGGGGTCGAAAGCTGCCAAGCGTCGCGCTTCATACTGTAGCCGTTCAAAGGGCCAGATGAAGATGCACAACATCAACTGTAAGAAAACACCTAAGAAACGTATTTGCGCGGCGCGGCGGAGATGGAAATGTTAAATATATTTGTTACGGCTATACTTGGTTTTGTGGCTTGGATCGCAATGTCTATCATGGATCTAAAGACAGAAACGGCTGTGATAAATCAAAAGGTTAGTGAAAACCACAAGATGTTAACAGTCTTGTGGGATGATTTTTTGGAGAGCAGAGATGGCGATATCGCGTGGGTCAATGAGACAGCAGGTGTCCAAGCCGCCACAAAAGAAAAAATGGAGTAAGGCTCGAAAGGCTAAAGTAAACTGCAAACGTCCACGCGGCTTTAGTGAACGAGCATACTGTGCAGGAAAAAGGAAAAGAAGGAATGGCTAAAGATGCATGTTACCACAAGGTTAAACGCCGTTATAAGGTCTTCCCGTCAGCGTATGCAAGCGGGGCAATCGCGAAATGTAGAAAAGTCGGCGCGGCTAACTGGGGAAACAAAGCAAAGAAAAAAGCCAAAGGCGGAACATACAAGTACCGCACAACCACGATATATTGATAGCGGCGACATAAAACTGACGCCACGATAGGGAGATAAAAAATGGTAGTGGCAGAAGTGCTGACCGGAATTGCTCTAGTACAGCAGTCTGTCAAATTTATCAAAGAAAATATATCCACCGCGCAGGACATAGGCCAGATAGCTGGTCAGATAGACAATCTACTAACTGGTGAGAAACAGGTACAAGAACAACGAGCCAAGAAGTCAGGTGCGGGGATAGGCGATCAGTTCGGTATTAACAAGGTCGCGCAAGAAGTTATAGATGCTAGGTTAGCGCAAGAAAAGATAAACGAAATGCGTACACTGGTCGATATGCGCTTTGGACCGGGGACTTGGCAAAGTATTGTAGATGAACGAGCCAGACGAATACAGGAAGCAAAGGAACAGGCCGCGCAGGCTAGAAGAGAACAAAGGTTAAAGCAACAAGAGTTGGAAGAAGCCATAAAGACTACTTTAATAATCGGGGGTGTTATTCTAGTTGCTGTAGCATTGTTTGCGTTTCTAATGGTGTCTGTAGCGTGGGCCGCAGGATATTAATATGGCAGTAAGAAAGACCAAAAAAGGTGCGTCACTCAAGCGGTGGTTCAAAGAAGAATGGAAAGATGTACGCACGGGGAAGCCGTGTGGGCGTCGCAAGGGTGAAAAACGGGGTACTCCATATTGTCGCCCCACCAAACGTGTCAGTTCTAAAACTCCCAAAACCTCGGGAGAAATGACAGCCGCAGAAAAACGTAGTAGAATATCACAGAAGAAGCGTCTTGGTCAGCCAGCAGGTAAGCCGCGTCGCGTTAAGTCACTAAAGAGAAGGAAAAAATAATGTCCAACTGTTCTCCTCGTAAAGCTATGGGCGGCGCTATGTCTATGCCCACCCGTAACAGCAAAGGCCCAAGCCGCACACGGTTTAAGATGGGTGGTGGTAACTTCCCTGATTTAAGCGGTGACGGCAAGGTTACACAAAAAGATATCTTAATGGGTAAAGGCGTAATCAAAAAAGGTTACGGCGGCACACACAGGAAAAAATAAATGGCAACTTCAGGATCATACGACTTCGAGCTAGATGTAGCTGAGATTATCGAAGAGGCATACGAGCGGTGTGGTCTTGAATTACGCACGGGCTACGATGCTAAAACAGCGCGTCGGTCTCTTAACTTAATGTTTGCTGAGTGGGCAAACCGTGGTCTTAACTTGTGGACAGTAAAGCAGGAAACACAAGCCTTGACACAGGGCACGGCTACCTACGCTTTTGCGGATGACTATACAGACTTGCTGGAAGTAGTGCTCCGTCGTAGCGGAGTTGACTATGAGTTGAGCCGCATGTCTCGGGCAGAATACTTGGCGCTGCCTAACAAAACAACACAAGGTCGTCCTAGTCAGTATTATTACAACCGCAAGATTATCCCTGAGATAACACTGTGGGCCACACCAGAAAATTCAACCGACACACTGGTTTACTATTATGTGTCTCGTATTGAAGACGCTGACACACTAGCCAACACCAACGACGTACCCTTCCGGTTTTACCCTTGTATGGTTGCTGGGCTAGCGTACTATCTTTCTATGAAGAAGGCCCCAGAGCGGGTTCAGCTATTGAAGTCTGTGTATGAAGAAGAGTTCCAACGGGCGGCTGATGAGGATGAAGATCGGGTGTCTTTAAAACTACAGCCAAATATTCAGTATCTGAGAGTTAACTAATGGCGCGGTATGCTTCAGGTAAAAAAGCTTGGGGTTATTCAGATAGGTCAGGCTTTCGGTATCGTCTGGCTGAGATGGTTACTGAGTGGAATGGTGCAAAGGTCGGCCCGGATGAGTACGAGCCAAAGCACCCGCAGCTAGAGCCGATACGTCCGGGGCCAGATCCACAGGCACTGCATCAGCCACGTCCAGATCAACGCACCGAGAACGCGGTTGAGCGGTTGTTGCCACTGAATCCGTTTCTTACAGGTGCATTAGGTTCGTCTACAGTCACTGTAATAGAGCCTGCACACGGCAGAACAACTGGTGACACAGTTCGTTTTAGAGCCGCAGAGGCGTTTGACGGTATTGCAGAAGCTACGTTAGAGGCTGCTGCTGGCTATACAATTACCGTAGTTGATGTTAATACTTACACTATTACTGTGACAGACACTGCCACGGTAGGAGATACACGGGGCGGTGGCGGAGCCGCTACGGTTGGCCCTGTAACTTTGGTGGTATAAATGAGCTTTACATACGGCGAACTGAAGACAGCTATTCAGGACTTTACTGAGAACACGGAGACATCTTTCGTGAACAATCTGCCTGTGTTCATACGCAGCGCAGAGGATCGTGTATTCACGCTTGTGGATCTTGAATTATTCCGCAAGAACGCAGTGTCACAGTTAACAGTGGGTGATCCATATCTTAATGTTCCACTTGATTATCTTGCCCCGTTTTCTTTACAAATCACCACTGCAAACCACAAGCAGTTTTTAGACTTTAAAGACGTAAACTTTATACAACAGTACGACATAGATTATGGCTCCACAGCCAGACCAGAATACTATGGTATTTATGATGTAGACAATTTCATTTTGGGGCCAACACCAAATATAGCGTATGATGTTGAACTGCATTACTATTATCGCCCAGCCAGCATCACTGCCGGGGCAGACTCCGAAAAGAGTTGGCTTAGTGATAATGCGCCAAACGTGTTACTTTACGGTTCCTTAGTGGAAGCGTATACTTACATGAAAGGCGAAGCGGATATGATGCAGTTATATGAGCAGCGGTTCGCACAGGAAATACAACGGTTGAAGGATTTGGCTGAAGCTAGAGAGAATAGCGATGCCTACAGGAGAGGTCTACCTGATAGGCCACGCACTTAACTAGGAGTAAAATACGATGGCAACATCAAACGCAGCAACCACCTATTTAGAAAGAAGGGTTCTTGATTTTATATTTAAGAATAACTCTCTTTCTTTTGCTACGCCCGGAAACAATTTATATGTTGGGTTAGCAACCGCAGTCGGCAACGCTGAAAAAGGCAACCTGACAGAGGTTCAGATTGACACAGACGATGCCGACTATACACGTCAACAAGTAACCGCAGCAAACTGGAAGCAGTCAGTTTCTACTCTCGGCCTAGCCGCCGCACAAGGAGCTACAGAGCTTCATGTGGCTGACGCAGAAGCGTTTCCAACAGCAGGTACAGTTACGATTGATGACGAAATTATTACCTACACAGGTAAGGGTAGCACCGCTACAGCGGACGTAAACGGCGCTTTGTCTTCATCTACCGCACTGGTTGTGGATGGCAACTCTGGCACGATTGCAGTTGGTATGAAGGTTACAGGTACAGGCATTACAGGCACAGTTTATGTGACAACAGTGACCGACCAAAACAACCTTGTAGTAGATACTGCGATTACAGTCTCTGACGATGTGGCTTTAACATTTGACGGCACTAACACTCTAACAGGCTGTACACGCGGCGCTTCAAGCACAACAGATTACGCACACTCAGCGGCGGATACAGTTATTTCTGACGCACAGCGTATTATTAACGACAACAACATTGAGTTTCCTGCCGCAGCGGGTACAGCCGCTAGCTACACGGTAACTCATGCCTTTGTTGCTGACGGTCAGATCGCTCATGCAAACGTAAATGGTGCGGTTACATCTTCTGCTAATGTGGCTGTTGATGGTAATGACGGCACGATTGCAGTTGGCGACATTGTTACTGGCACGGGTATTACGGGTGCTACAAGTGGTGTTGTAAGAGTTCAGACAGTAACTGACCAAAACAACATTGTGTTAGATACTAGCGTGACATTATCTGATAACGCTGTACTAACATTTGACGGTACAGATATTCTGTTTGTTGGCGCACTAGACGCAAGTAAGTCTGTTGCCGCTGGCGATATCTTCCGTATCAACGCGGGTAATTTAAGCATTGAGTTGAAGTAATGGCCCTAGTAATCAAGGACCGTGTAAAAGAAACGACAACCACAACAGGCACTGGCACGTTAACACTTGCTGGTGCCTTTGCTGGATTTGATTCGTTTGCTGAAATAGGTGATGGCAACACCACTTACTATTCATGCACAGACGGCACGGACTTTGAGGTTGGCATAGGTACATACACCGCTTCTGGTACAACCCTGTCACGCGATACAATATTTGAGAGCAGTGGCGCTACAGCTACCGCTGATGTCAATGGTGCCACAACGGCAGCTACGGGTGTGGCGGTGGACGGTAACAACGGTACGATTGCTGTTGGTATGCGTGTAAGAGGCACAGGCATATCTGGTGTTGTAACGGTATCTACTGTCACGGATCAGAACAACTTGGTATTGGATACGGCTGTTACACTCGCGGATGACACCGCGCTTACATTTGGTGATGGTAAGATTAGCTGGGGTGCAGGTACACGCACGGTATTCTGTACTATGCCAGCAGAGAAGATGATATATAATGATGCCAGCGGCACTGCTGTAAACTTTACGGAACAGGACCCGCAAGCGCTGGCTTTTGCAATTGCGTTAGGATAAAGACATGGCAAACTCGTTTAAGACAGTCACAGACACAGCGGTGGGTACGAGTGCTGCCACAATCTACACCTGCCCAGCTTCCACAGAAACAACCATTATCGGCCTGAACGTGGCAAACATCCTGACATCTACAATCACGGTGGATGTACAGCTAGAAAACAATGATGGTGACAATGTGTATATCGTAAAGGACGCAATTGTTCCTGTTGGATCTTCACTCGTTGCAGTTGGAGGTGATCAAAAGATTGTTATGAACGCATCAGATGTGCTGAAAGTTACAGCAAGTCAGGCAAGCGGCGCTGACGTAACAATGTCTATTCTGGAGATCACCTAATGCCTATTAGTGTAATCAACAACGACAGTATCGCCGACACCGCCGTGCATGGTCAGCGCAACCTCATCATCAATGGGGCGATGCAGGTGTGGCAAAGAGCAACCGCAGCAACAACAGCCATAAACGACGCTTACAGCACTTTAGATAGATTTAAGTTTTTTGAATCAAGTGACGGTGCTTACACTACTGAACGTTCAACAACAGCACCTAGCAGCGAAGGTTTTACTTATTCTTTAAAAGCAGTTGTAACAACCGCAGACGCAAGCATAGCTGCAGCGCAGTATGCCGCTATTAGTCAGTATATAGAGGCGCAAAATTTACAGCATTTAGGATACGGAACATCCAGCGCAAAAAGTTTAACACTTTCGTTTTGGGTTCGCTCAAACAAAACTGGAACATATACCATTGCTCTTGAAAAATCTGATAGCACACTTTATCGCTATGTTAAAGAGTACAGCATAAGCACTGCGGATACTTGGGAAAAGAAAACAATAACAATAGAACCCGACAGTCAAATTAAAGCATCCGCAGGGGCTATTGACAATGACAGTGGATACGGCATCAGAGTGTTTTGGAATCTTGTTTGGGGTTCTACTTTTAACGGTGCTACTGACGCTACTTGGTCTAGTGACGCAAATGACTATGCAACGTCAAACCAAGTAAACTGGCTAGACACCATTGGCAACGATTTTTACATCACAGGCGTACAGCTAGAAGTTGGCGAGACAGCCACGCCGTTTGAACATCGGTCGTATGGCGATGAGTTGGCTAGGTGTCATAGGTATTATGAAAAAGCAACTGGCGGCAATACAGCAGGGACGACCTGTGATGCTACTAGCGGTGTTAACTACCATGTTCCTTTTAAACACGCTACAGAAATGAGAGCCACACCGACTTACACTTGGACTGAATGGACTTCTTCAGGTTTCCCAGCAACCGCCGCAACCTTTCAGCAATCAGGAAAAAATGGCGTAAATGTCTATAAAACTTGCAACTCAACAGGAAGCGGGAAATTTTGGTTAGGTTATGTGACAGCGGATGCGGAGTTGTAAATATGAATGAAATGACAGTTACATCAGCGCAGTGGATATTAGATATTCTAGGCAACAATGATATGATTGAAGCGGTTATTAATGGTCAAACACTAGCTGTTCCCATAGATCCCGATAACCGCCACTACGCAGAAATCATGCGCCAAGTTGACGCTGGTGACTTAACAATACAGGATGCTGACTAATGCCATACATAGGCGGCGCACCCGCAAAATCTCTAGCTTCCCCAACCAGCCAGTATTTCAATGGCGATGGTTCAACGACCGTGTTCACACTGAATCGCGCCGTGAACGTGTCTGAAGACCTAGAAGTTTTTGTAAACAACGTCCAGCAGGAGCCGGGTGTTGGTAAGTCGTACACAGCCAACGGCACCTCACTGACCTTTGACGCCGCGCCATCTTCTGGCACCAATAACGTGTATGTCGTTTATCGCGGTTCTTCTGAACGTGCTGTGCGCTTTGAGGCGACTGATACAGCAGCAACGGTTTCTGGTGCATTGTTTACATCAGGCTCTAGTAAGACTAAAACAGATTTGTTTCAAGTAAACGAGCAAACTGTGTCAAGCGATGTTACAATTGCTGCTACAGAAAATGCCAGTATTACTGGCCCGATAACGGTAGCCACAGGTGTGACAATAACGGTAGCCACAGGCGGGACATTGGTGACACTATGAGTACAATAAAAGTAGACACCCTTGTAGCAAGTGATGGCACCAGTCCAGTCACGCTGACTAAGCAGAGTGCGGCGAAGTCAACATTGCGTTTTGATGGTGACAATAATGAGATAGACAGTTCTACAAACGTCAGTTCAGTTGCTGACAATGGAAGTGGAGATTACACTGCATCTGTAACAAATTCACTAAATGATGCGCTTTACCAATATGTTGTTACTGTGCGTAACGATAACAGCAGTAACAGTTATCACGGCGGCCCAAGAGCAGACAATTATTTAACAACAACGACTTATCAGTGGGTTGTTTGGCGGGATGGCAGTGGGTTTTCTGATAGTTTTTACAACGCTTTAGCAATCCACGGAGACTTAGCATGAGTGAGATAAAAGTAGATACCCTCACTGGCAAGACCACCGCCAACGACATCACCGTGACTGTTGGTGCTACTGCTACTATGTCTCTGGAACAAGGGTTGGCGAAGGCGTGGTGTCATTTTGAAGGTGATGCAGGAACAGTTAGCATACTTGATGGACTAAATCACGCATCAATTACTGACTTAGCAACAGGGCGATATTCTGTAACATACACAAATTCATTCTCAAGCACACACTATGCGGCAAACGTAACTGGCTCGACAAATCGGTCAGGCACAGTTGACTCTAATACAAACGCTACTGGCGGAATATCTTATGAGTTTTTCCATACGACTAGTACTAAAGCAGACCCTAGTCAAGCATACGTTTCAATTCACGGAGACTTAGCATAATGGCTGGTAAAATTGTAGCAGATACGCTGGAACACAGCACCGCTGGGAGCGTATCGACGCAGTACGTCGTTGAGGGTAGTGCAAAAGTTTTAGAAAAACATGATGCGTCTCATACTATCGATAATAGTACAAATGTTTCAACTCTTACCGATAACGGAGGTGGAGATACGACCGTAAACTATACAAACTCAACAGCAAATATTCATCAATATGTTGTTGCTGGAACTGGGAATAATTCTACACAAAATAGATTAATTCAAAATGTTGCAGCACAAACACATACTACATCATCACATAGATATAAAGTTGGAAATGGTAGTCTTAACGCAACTGATGCAGCAGTCAACAATTCAGTTCTTTATGGAGACCTCGCATAATGCAAACACCTGAATTTCAAGGCACCCACCTATTTGACCGCCTATGCTGGGCAAAGGAAAACCTAGACGGTGTGCAGTCAGACTATCGTGTTGTCTACGAGGACAGCATTGATGAGTGCGCTAAGATACTTGTGCCTGACCCTAACTGGATGGCGTGTGCGCTACAGGGCGGCATCTTGCCACCTGTCTGGGTCTACTGGGAACTGGCAAAGGACGAAGCCCAGCCTGACTTCAAGAAGCACACTCGTGGCTATCTGTTGCACGAGACAGAGCCTGTTGGCGCAATGACTGAAGAAGAAGCAATTGAATACCTAATTCAGAAGGATGTGCCACAGCACGTCTGGCAGAATTGGGATAGCGGCAATAAGCCGAAAATGGTAATATGCAAAAAGCAACAATTACCGCAGACTAGAGAATGGCGCAATTCGTGGCGCATATCTGATGAACTAGCCGCATAGGAGTATCTAATGGCTGTAACAACTTATATCGTGGACAAAGACGGTAATCAGGTCGATGCGTCAACTGCAACCGTCCCATCAAATCGTGACTTTCGTGGTGCGTGGACACTGTCCGGTAGCGTAATCACTGAAGACCTAGACAAAGCAAAAGAAATCTTTGCTGACAAGGTACGCGAGGCGCGGACGCCTTTGCTTGCTGCACTGGACACTGACTACATGAAGGCATTGGAAGCAAACTCTGACACAACTCAGATCGTTGCTGACAAACAGGCACTGCGTGATGCACCTACCGCTGGTGATGACGCAGACAGCATCATTGCTCTCAAAGCCGCATGGCCTTCATGCTGTGGGGACAACCCTTACGCATAGGGGGACACAATGGCCCTTAGTAAAGCCGAAGCAAATATGGTGGACAATCGTCAGGAAACAACTGACATCAATGTCGTGCGCCGTAATGGTCAGACAATCTCGACTGACTTTACCATTGACGCTGACCAAAATGGTCTAAGCGCGGGTCCGATTACCCAGAACGCCACCGTCACCGTTAATGGTTACTGGAGTATTGTCTGATGCCAAGTGTGTTGAATGTAGATACTCTGACCGATGCCGCAGGGACTGGCCCAGTTACTCTGACTAAGCAGAGTGCGGCGAAGGCTTGGGCTGTAGTGGATGCGTTTACAGCCACAACAGCAATAACTGATTCGATAGGCATATCCAGTGTTTCTGATGACGCTTTGGGCAGATATACATTATCTTTAACAAATTCAATGGATAGTTCGGTTTACCCTGTTGTTTTTGGTATGAATAATGCTAGTGATGATACAGTTAGACAAAATGGGGTGTATGCAACAAGTGCAACAGCGTCATCTCCAAGTGGATTAACTTCATCTGCCGTTACCTGCCAAGGTTCTTACGGTCAAACGGCTGGCTTTGGTGAATTTGGTTATGGATATACTGTTGCAGTGATTCACGGAGACCTCGCATAATGGCTAGCATCCTGAAGGTAGATGAACTGCAAGGTATTGTATCGGCTGGTGACATTACTGTTACTAGCGAAGGTGGCGCGGCTACGCAGTCACTTCAGCAGGGGTTGGCGAAGGTATTTTGCAATCTTGATGGCACTGGCACAATCGCTGTATTGAAAAGCCTAAACGTGTCTAGTGCGGTAGATGACGGAACTGGTTTGTACGACATTAATTTCTCAAACGCTTTTTCTGACACCGATGCTAGTCATTTAACAGGCAAGCAATTAGTTACAACAGGGGGAACTGACACAGCTATATGCTATCTTCGACACTTAGCATACTCAGCAAGCACTATTGGAGTTTATGGTCGGAGTGCGAGTACAGGTTCATTAACTGACTTAGACCGTGTATATACGGCTTCACACGGAGACCTAGCATAATGGCAAGCGAACTTAGAGTCACCACCATTGCCAATAATGCAGGCACCGAGTCTGTGGATACTACATATGTGATTAATGGTAGTGCGAAGGCTTGGGTTAGGTCTAATCAATCAACCATTTCTGAAAGTCAATCCTTTAATGTTAGTTCATCAACAGACCACGGGACAGGAGACTATTCACACACTCTAACAAATGCTTTGGATACAAGAGGCCAGCTTGTAGCGACAGTTAGAAGAAATAGTAATGGTATAGGAATTGCTATGAATGAAGATAGAGATTCTGCATCGGTAATGGCTGTCCGTAGCTATAATGGCTCTACGTCTACGGACACTCGTGCTGTTTGCGTATATTTTGGAGACCTCGCGTAATGGCTTACATAGGTATAGATCCGAATGTAGGTGACATCACGTTCCAGAAGTTTACTGGGGACGGGTCTACTACAGCTTTCACACTGGCGCAGAATGTAGCCAGCGGCGAAGCTATACTTGTGACTGTTGGTAACGTGGTTCAGGAACCGGGTTCCAGCGCTTCATATACAGCCTACGCGAACACACTGACCTTCTCCGAGGCACCAGCTAACACTGATGAAATTGTTGTGCGCTTCTTTGGTCGCGCCGTTGACCAGCCTCTGTCTTACGCAATGCAGGTATATAAGTACATTGCAACCGCAGGTCAGACAGCATTTACTGGGGCGGATAATGCAGGCGCTATCTTGGCGTTTAGCGGCAACGATGTAGATGTGTACTTGAATGGTATTCATCTGGACACGGTAGACTACACACCAAGCAGCGGCACCACGATTACGTTAGCCAGTGGCGCGGCGCTCAATGATGAGATTGTCATTCGTGCATTCCGCGCATTTAGCGTGACGGACACTGTAAGCAAGGCCAGCGGCGGTACGTTTAGCGGCGAGATTACAGCTACGCAGTTTCAGACGACTAACACTACTGTTGATACGGCTGTGTTTCGTACTAACAATCAGACGGTGGATGAGAATACCACTATTGGTTCAACCAAAAATGCTTTGGCTATTGGGCCGTTGACGATTGACACATCTACGTCAATCACGGTCAGTGGCAACTTGACAATACTGTGAGGCGCAGATGGCTTCCATTATAAATGTAGATAAAATACAAAATGCCGCCGCAAGCATATCAGTTGATACTACCTATGTTGTGAATGGTAGTGCGAAGGCTTGGCTTAATTTTAATCAAACATCTACTCAGGCAATTAGGGATAGTTTCAACGTGTCTTCAATTTCAGACACTGGAGCAGGTAGAACTCAAGTCACACTAACAAGCGCTATGTTGAATAACGATTACATGGCGTTAATTGGTTTGCGTATGCAATCCACAGTAACTAATGATGGTTCATCCGGTGGTGTAGACACTTCCGATGGGTCAACTTCTATAACAACAACTCAGTTTCAATATTCATATATTAATAATGGTAGTTCAGCCGATGCAGATACCCCTTATGCAGGCGGTGCAGTGCATGGAGACTTAGCATGAGTACCCTTTATGTAGACAATATATACAGCAAGACGGGAACCTCGCAGGCGCTTGAGATTGACAGCGATGGTCGTGTATTGATGCCAGTTAAACCAGCGTTTCACGTCTATAGAAACGCAGGAGATGTAGGGGCAACAGCAACTATTGTTTTTAACGAAGCAGAGTTAAATCAAGGCAATCATTACAGCACGTCAACTGGATTGTTCACTGCGCCTGTTGCTGGGATTTACTATTTCAGTGCGTTTGGGATGAAGACGAACAACACTCAAGGAGACTTGGGGATACGCTTTATTAAAAACGGCACAGCGGTTATTGGGACTTGGATGTTCCAGAGCGATGGAGCGTCTGTTCACATAGCAAATCATATCTCAGGCGCGTATGATTTGGCGGCAAATGACACAATGGGAGTGCAAGTCACTCATTCAACATTCTATGCGATAAGCAATAGGCACAATTCGTTTAGCGGATTTTTTGTAGGATAACAACATGACAAGCATCTTAAAAGTCAGTGAAATCCAAGACCCAACGAACAGCAACACCGCGCTGACGATTGA